GAAGTTGTCCTGTAGTAGATTCTGCTCCATTAGATTGATGATCTACAAAGAATATTATCCTAAATGTGTGGGGATACCCCTCAGTTGTGTCAATGTTTTCGCACTCACCACGTACCTCAATGTATTCACAAAAAATTTTGTTTCCAACACGCGTAGAATTAGAATTGCCGACATCTATATTGGTTAAGGGCAGTGATTGCGCGCCGTAAATCGAGTATGCATTTAAAACGCTAACACGTTTCAGGTCCTGGTCCTCTACACCCGTGTTTGTAGAGGTAACTTTAAGTTCTCCGGGAGCTACGGCGTACTTAACGCTCGTGTACTTCATCGTCTTGGCCCTTGGAGGCCGAGGCGTCGAGCGTTTACGGGGATTACGGGTCGATGACCCTTTACGTTTGAGTCCACCTGGTGCCATGTGATGTTTGCTTATTTAATTTTTATTTTAAAATGAAAAATTCTAGGATTGTTGGTATTTAAGCCATAATTCATTCAAGGCGAATGTTTATCACGAACACTTCAAATGAAACACGTCATAATGAGTCAACATGTGTACCACAAGGTTGACGTCATGAACCAGGAGGTTAATGGTAATACTAGGAACCTCCTGGTTATGACGTAATTCATTTAGCTTCCCCAATCCTCGCAAGTCGAGGCTTGTACTGTTTCGAGATTGCCTTGGATTGTATAGTGTTGCGATAGGGGGGCGCGAGACAGCGGCGCCCCCCTAACAACCCCCCCGCTGGGATTTGTTTGTAGTGTGCACACCCCCCCCTCCCCCCCCTTTGGCTAACCCGGTGTTGACCCTACCGCTGCGCTGGGCGGGCTGTCCCAGACCCTACAATGGTATCGTCAACCCTAACCCGTAACCCTACCCTAGACGGCGCCAAGCGCCGGCAACTAGGGTAGGGTTAGGGTTAGGGTTTCCTCTTATCTCAGATTGGTGGGGTGTTAGAAGATTTTTGAATTTTTGAGTTATTTCTTAACTATTGTTTGGATTGTAATACGTCAGTAGTCATTTAGAATTGATATATGGTAGCCAAATTGTGTTGTACCATATGGCCATTTGATCGGAGACTTCCTTGCGCATAACTTCGTTCAGTCTCGGCAAATTACGGCCGTCTACCAGTTCACTCTCTTGAACGTGTATTGTGTAACTATCAGGGTCTTCGTTGTGATCGAAGCGCCTAGACAATGCTGCGATTTCTGCGCTGCGATAATTGTCTTGGTTGAGATACCACGAGTGCACTGGAGAGTTGCTTGTAACAATCAAAAGGTTATGCCGCGCCACAACGCTCCCACCTTTGTTTTCTAGGTAGGTTGGGTAGCGATCACATAAATTAAGGAACTTGCGTAGTGGAATCTGGCCTCGGAACTCGTCTAGAAGTATCACACGTTGATCCGTGTAGTTTGGGAACCAGAGGCCACCGTTCCCATCTAGGGCTGTTGCTGCATTTGGGAATAATTCCCAAACGTTGTATGATTTACCTATGTTCGTCGGTCCCAGTAACAACAGGCGCAAGACACGATCACGCTTAGGGGGTGGTACAGTTGAAGCAAGTGCCGTTAAGCCGCGTGGATATTTGATTAGAAGTTCTGGATTAGTTGCCACAACGCTTGCGATGGTGCCCGTCTTAAGGATTTCGGCTGCGACGCGCTGTAGATCGGTTCTGGCTCCTGGTGCTGCTGGTTGACCAATAGTCCAGGGCCCTGCGATGTGCGTGTCCGATTTACTGCAGTAGTCGATATTTGCTTGTTCAGATCCCTTGGCGGGTTCCACATGCGCGAGTCCAGCGAAGAAGCCCGTAACTGTCTTGAATTGAAGCCGATTGGTACGGATGTATCCCTGGAGATGCTCGGTTCCTTCGGCACCGCGCTCTCTGGACCATATGGCGTATAGCACGGAGGAGGGGAAAATGAGTTCATTCGTGTGAGGGTTATTGAGGGTAAAACACCATCGGGATCCTCTAGTGTTTCCAGCGACCACTCCTCCATCGGTTGCATCACCGGGATTATGGGTGTGAGTGCTTGTGGAGACGCAGACGGACTCTTCCACGATAGGGGAATGATGATTGATTCGTCGAACGACAGGTTGAATAACTTCTTGAGAGATAGGCGCAGTTTCCTCGTCCGTATCTGAGAGCATGAGGGGGAGTTGGAGTGATGAACCGGCAGATGTGCATACGTCTTGGCTTTCCCTGGAATCGGTGTCGTCGTCGTCGTCGACGCGCATGCGAGACCGCTTAGATTTTGGGGATTGATGTTGGCGTTGCTCCATTCGAACATGAATTATAAGTTAATCTACTTAATTAGCACTTTCGCTTCTCTTCAGTTTTTTAAAATCCTAATTAACGAATGGTTTCGCTATATAAGCTTTTTTCGCTGTCACTGACAGCACTACGTCATAGATATTTTTCGCCGAAAGTCAAGGGTAGTCAACGTAGATTTGGATGAAATTTCAAAATATCTAAAATATCTGTAAATATCTTTTGTAATCCATTTTTAGAAGTGTATTGACAAACCATCCTAGAAGTTTTCAAACCCAGATTTGAGGTGCTTTAAAAGCGCGGTAGGCTTGGTAAACTGGGTTGAACCATTTGTACGCTTGCCACGCACCATGTGCAACGGCCCCAACTACGCCAGCTATTGCTCCGCCCTTTACGACTTTGTTTGCATGCGGAACCCAAGCGTCTTCTTGCTCACTATAAGGTGGCGGTTCCGTGTGGACATCTCTTCCCCAATCAGGTTCGTAAAAAGGGGTAACAGGCTCAGTCGTATCTATTTGGCCATAAGCAGGGGGTTCGATGTGCACTATGTTGGTGTCAGGCTTTTTCACCGGGATGTCAGCATCCGAAGATTGACCTTTGCGGGAACTGCTTTCGTCTATCACAGAACCATTGGGGGCAAAATCAGATTTGAGGTCTGATGAAAACGGATCGTCGGAACTCGAAGAGTTGTCGATAGAGTACTGTGGTCCTATGTAGGACGTACCGATCCAGGAGTCTCCACGATATATTTTATTAGAAGGTGTTTCCGAAAACCTTTTTTATTTTAAGTTTGATTAGCCAGTAGTCTTTTTAAATATCTCTGTACCTTAAGCGTGCTTGGCAACACCAAACGACTTTCGAGGCTTCAACAGCATCTGCTAATACAGATATGTAAACCGCGTTTGTCATAACATTGTCTATGGCTGAGCCAGAGCCATTGTATGTCGTGTTGAACTTGCAAGGTACAAAGAAGTGGAAAGGCGCATGAGCAGCAGTTGAGCCAGCGGCTGCCAATGATATTGTCACATCTTTCAGTACGGTAAAACGATCACGGTATGAAAGCTGGCGCTGGGCGTAAACTGCAGACTTTGGCGGACATGCAGTAACATCAAGAAGTTGTCCTGTAGTAGATTCTGCTCCATTAGATTGATGATCTACAAAGAATATTATCCTAAATGTGTGGGGATACCCCTCAGTTGTGTCAATGTTTTCGCACTCACCACGTACCTCAAT